GCAATTCAAAAACGAATCCGATTTATCTGAAGAAAAAATCCCTTATGATTATTTTCAATAAAACGCTAAATATGTAAAATAATGATTATCAATAACTTATGTATATTTTGTTAATTTATTGTTAATTTATTGTTAATTACGAATTATTGTTGTATCTTTGTTTCGTAAATGGCGCTATTGCCAAACTTAAAAGCTCTCAAAAATGAAAACACTTGTAAATGCAAAAGAAACTTACTACCCATCCGTAGTAAAGGTTGTGACTGGTCGTTATGGCGATTATGCCAGGATGAACGGATTGAATTATTCAATCAAGTCAATGATTGAGAAAGGTTACAAAGAAATGTATATAGATAAATCAGAAATTGAAAAGATAGAAAAAAAGAATAATTCTTTAAGAAAAAGGATCTCAAAAAAGAATTTCAAAAATTACATGAAAACACTTACCGAAATTACTTTCACAACTATTGACGGGCAAGTGATTGATTCAATTTCCGCTTTTAAAGAAAATGCTATCAATTACGGGCAAATGACCCAGGGGAGTGATGCTCATGAAGCAATAGTAATGATAGATGGCATCAAGATGCATGCAAGAAAACATTGGTCGAATGACGGCATAGGTATCTGGCAATCACCTAATGGTGATGTTTGCGAAAATTTAGGTCAATATTTTGGTGATATTCATTTTGTTTCCGGAAAAATATATATTAGAAAAGATACCAATCTTGAGTAGTTCCTGAGAGCTTCTGCTCTTGCGTTGATCCAAGATCATACAAAGAGGCACGTCAGACTTCTTTATTTTTTAACTAAAATCAAAGATATGACAGTAATTTTAAGAATAAAACGCAAAGAATTTGAAGCCATAAAAAACGGCACAAAAAAGACCGAGTGGCGTAGACCGTCACTTTACAATAAACGAATTTTGCTTTCAAAAAATTCAGAAGGCAAATTTTGCGAAAACAAAGAATTAAAAGAGGTGACTTTTATAAATGGTTATTCTGCCGATTCACAAAAGATAACGATAGAAGTCGAATTAATCCGACCTGTGAAATTTTCATCAAATATAGAAATTAAAGAAGATCTATTCATTGCCATGGCTGGGGAATGTTCAATTCAAATAAAGTTGGGTAAGATTATTAAGTAGTTTTGGTTTTGATTTTTGAAGAGGGTTAGCAGCCCCCTTTTTTTATGCTGTTTTGTTTTTTAAAAATAAAGTATTATATTTGTGCCATAAATTTAAATCATATATTTATGACAAAAAATGTAAAGTTACAGGAAGAAGGATCATTCACCGATTCATCCGGTGATACTGTTTACTTCAATTATTAATTCCGAAAAAAGACACTTATCAAAATGTTAGGTGTCTTTTTATTTTATGTTTTACACAAAAATAATTTCAGACCTAAGAGGCAAAGCGGATGAAGTAATATTATTTCACTCATCGACCGGTAAAGATTCAATTATGCTTTGTGATTTGCTTTCAAAATCGTTTAATAAAGTTCTTTGCGTTTTTATGTATCTTGTGAAAAATTTGGATTACGAAAACAAATACATTGCTTGGGCTGAAAAGAAATATTCAAACTTAACATTTATTCAAACGCCTCATTACGCTTTGCCTTCATTTATAAAATATGGCTACCTTGGAATAAAGAAAGATGAATCAATTACCAAAACAAGCATAAGCAAAATAGATCAGAAAATTAGAATAACTCAAAATATAAACTGGTCAGTTTATGGGTTTAAAAAGAACGATGGATTAACCCGGAGATTAATGTTAAATCAATTACCAACAGGAATAAATTATAAAACTCAAAAGGCTTACCCGCTAATGGATTTATCAAATAGCGATGTTTTGAGATATATTTCAGATAATTCACTAATACAGCCTTTTTGTTACGCCAAAGACCGACCCTCGTCCGGTTGTGATATTAGCCAACCTTTGTTTTTGAGTTACATTAAGAAGAAATATCCGAATGATTTGAAAAAGATATTTGAACAATTTCCATTCACGGAAGCTATTCTATTTCGATATGAGCAAAGAGAAACCAGTTAAAGAGAAAGTCATTAAGCCAAAATTAAAGCAATCAGAAACGGTTGTAATAAAGCGCAGCTTAATAAATTTTGCTGCATACAATCCTCGCAAAAAGAACCCGAAGATTGTGCATGCATTAAAAACTAACTTTAAAAAGGTTGGTTTTCTTGGTGGTATCTGCTGGAATAAAACAACAGGCAATTTAATTGGAGGCCACAAACGATTAGAGGCAATGGATCTGATTTATGGGTACGATGGATCAAAAGTAAAAGATTATGATATAAAGGTAGAACAAATTGAATTAGATTTAAAGACTGAAAAAGAACAAAACATATTTCTTAACAATAAAAATGTTCAGGGAGAAAATGATTTTGAGTTACTTGCTGAATTATTACCCGAGATAAATATTGAAAATGCAGCACTTACGGACTATGATATTGGCCTAATAGAATCGATAGTGCCTGATTTTGTCTTTGGTAAAAACGATGGGATCAAAGAGGAGATACAAGAACTCAAACAAAAATCACACAAAACCAAAGAACAGGTAAAATCGGATAAAAAAAAGATCAAGTCTGATATAAGCGAAAGACAGCAATCTTTCTATTTTACCGTTACATTTAATTCTTACATGGATAAGGCTGAATTTCTCGAAGGATTGGGCATAAATGGAGATCAGGTATTCGTAACATCAAAACAGTTTCTAAAAGCCTTAGAATAATTTATTTGACTTTCTGTAATTAAAATTCATATCTTTGTGTTAATGAAAGCAAAAAAGAAAAAAATAAGTAAAGCCCAGGCAAAAGGCAGACCAGTTATTCCTATTGACTGGAAAATAGTTGAGAATCTTTTGCAAGCTGATTGTTCAGGCGTTCAGGTAGCTGCTTATATAGGTATTAGTGAAGATACTTTATACGGGAGAGTGAAAAAAGAAAAGGGTATGATATTTTCAACATATCGTCAATTAAATAAAATCCCAAAGGTAAAAGAGAAAAAAGAAGTAAATCATAAACATAAATATCAAATAAATACTTGGGATAAAAATGGCTATTATATTTATGTAATACAACATGGGGAAACTAATTTATTTAAAATAGGAATATCTAAATTAAAAATAAAAGACAGAATACAATGTTTGCAGGTTGGAAATCCAATACCATTAAGATGTATTCTAATAAATTATACTAATAATGCTTCAAAAATAGAAACAGAAATTCATCAATTATTTAAAAAGAAGAATATGAACGGTGAGTGGTTTAATCTCTCTGATAGCGATATGGTACTTATTAAATCCAAAATTAAAGAACTTGATTCAAAATTAAATCAACTAAAACTATTTTAATGGCTGGGCGCAAAAAAGTAAATATTGAGTGGAAAACTGTTGAGAATTTGTTGATGTCTTATTGTTCTGGCGTTGAGATAGCAGCTCATTTAGGCATTCATGAAAATACTTTATATAATAGATGTAAGATTGATAAAAAAATGGATTTTGTGGCATTTTCTCAAGAAAAGAAGGCTAAAGGAGATAGTTTATTGAAAGCCAAACAATTTGAAAGTGCAGTTACTGATAAAAGTATTCCGATGCAGATATGGTTAGGCAAGCAAAGGCTTGGACAGAAAGACAAGTCAGAAACCGACATAAAAATAAATGACCTTCGTAAAACAACCTCCGAGCTTTTCCCTTCTGATCTGTAAAATATGTTTGTAAATAAAAACCTTCAATATTTATCAGATTGTTACAAAAATCAAAAATACGATAAGTCAGGAAATTTGCTATCCGGTAAACACGGAGTAGTTTTAGAGGGTTCAAGTAGATCAGGAAAATCCATTGCAGCAATTGACTTCATTATTCTTTTATGCACGCGTTATGAAACTAATTGTGTAATCAATATAATCAAAGAGACATACAATGAATTCAAAACAACTTTATATAACGATTTTAGCCAGCGGTTAAATGATTTTGGATTAGAGAATCCCTTTGAATCAAAACAGGAGGTTGCTCAATTCAAAATCTATGGAAATAAAATAAACTTTCTGGGAGCGGATAAGCCTTCAAAATTTCACGGTGCCCAATGTGATTACTTCTGGATAAATGAGGCGTTATCTGTTGGAAAAAATATATTTGACCAGCAGGAAATGCGTTGTAAGAAGTTCTGGTTTATGGACTATAACCCAAGTGCCACTGAACATTATATTTTCAATTCAATTCTTTCCCGGCCCGATGTAGGTTATTGCCATACTGTTTTTACTGACAATCCTTTCATTTCAATTCCTGAAAAAAATAAAATACTTTCGTATGAGCCGACTGCGGAAAATATAAAGAATGGCACTGCTGATGATTTTATGTGGAAGGTTTATGGTCTCGGGGAGCGCGGACAGATTACAGGTCTTATATTCAAAGACGTTACCTGGATTGATGAAATGCCACCTGATTTAAAATTACATACGGGACTGGATTATGGTTTTACAAACGATCCGTCATGTCTAACTGTATTTGGTCTTAAAGGAAATGATTTGTTTGCAAAATGCTTATTATATGAGCCAATAGACAACGCTCCTTCATTATCAGAGGCCATGAGTAATACCGGAATAGAAAAACACAAACCAATTACGGCGGATTGTTCTGATAAATATAACGATACAGAAATGACGAGGGAGCTAAAAGACCTGGGATGGAATATAAAAAAGGTCAATAAAGGAAAGGGTATTGTGTGGAGTATTGGTCTTTTAAAAAAACACAAAATACATTTAGTAAGAAATGTTAATGTAAAACGAGAACAGGAAAATTACAAGTGGCGCGAGATAAATGGGATCAGCGTTAATGAGCCGGTGGATAAGCACAATCATTTTTTTGACAGCCTCAGATATTCCTATATGGGTTCAATGAATAATAAGATTATGATAAAATGGTAGCGGTCTCCATCGTGTGTAAAATCGCATTTTGGTATTAATAATCAGTTACTTACAAAATCACTAAAAATTAAATTTGACTTATCAAAATAAATAATATTATCTTTACACTTTAAAATCCTACCAAAAAAATGGAAGAAGCCAAAATATTTGAAATAATAAAAGCATCTGATCAGGTACCTGTCTGGGTGACAAAATCACGCGAATATTCAAAGGAACTAAAAGCATTGATAGATGGAGTTGATTTTACAGACCTACTTATCCGTATTGAACACAAAGAAGATGAAAAAAAGCAAACAGCCAGGAGGAAATACGCAAGATCAATCAAAGATATTTTTGAAAGGTTGTTGAGGCCTATCGATAATGTCTATTCCGCTACAGGGGGAGTAAAAAAATATCCGGATAATGCAGAAAAAGTCATAAAAGCAATTTCAACTATACGCGACGGGAAAACACTTGAAAAATGGCTTCAATGTAACTGGATGCCTCTTTATCGCACCGATCCAAATGGAGTAATTATTTATGAGTGGATTGATGAAAAGTTTTATCCTACATACAAATCAATAGGATCAATTCGTAATTATGAAGCTGACGGGCAAAAGATATTATGGATTCTCTATGAACCAATTACTAACACATCGGGAATACAGGAATGGCGTTTTATTGATGGAGAAAAGGATTATCTGATAAAAAAAGAATCCGACGTGTATTCTGTTATCAAAGAAAAAACTTTCATTAATCCTTTTGGTCTGGTCCCCGGAATAGTAATTTCAGATATAATTAAAATTGGAACACAGGAAAGGTTAAGTCCTATCCATACAATTATCGAGCAGGCTAAAGAATTTTTAAGGGATTTGTCGCATAAAAGTATGTTTAAATTTCTTTTGTGGGATCCAATTTTTTGGCGTTATGCTATGCAATGTCAGAAATGCCATGGCACTGGTAAAACCGGAGACGCCACTTGTCCTGATTGTGTAGATGGATATTATGTGAAAAAAGACATTACGGATTGCGCGACACTTCCTTTTCCTGCAGACAAGGACCAGCCATCAGTCCCAAAGATAGCAGGATTTGAAATACCTCCTACTGAGATTATGACGGAATTTACAAAGGAACTTAATTTGCTTTATGATGAAATGTATGAAACTATCTGGGGCGTTCAAAACTCAACCGTTGTGCAAAAAACAGCGACAGAAGTTTATCAGGATTTACAGCCAGAGATAACGCGGTTGAATGTTTATTCAGACACAGCGCAATGGGTGGAGAATTATTTTACTAACCTCGGAATAAAATTCATGTTACCAAATGAAAAAGATGAAGCTGTTATTTTATATGGACGTAATTTCATACTTGAATCAGTAACATCATTGCTTGAAAAATATGAGGCAAGTAAGGCAAAAGGTGATAACACTGCTATTCTTGACCGACAGTTAAAGGAGTGGGTTTTGAGTAAATATAAAAACGATCCAGTAAGCATGAATGATGAGTTGCTTCGATTAAAGGTTGAACCATTTATCCATTACACAATAGAGCAGGTTAATTCAATATATGGTACTATAGAGGCTAAAGAAAAAATGTTGTTTCCGGGTTGGTGGTTAAATGAAGCTGACAAAACCAAAGATGCGAAAGTTTTGATTGATGCCTTTAAAGTTTATTGTGATGAAAAACTTGAAGTGAAAACCGACACGGAAGAAATGGAGCCCGAACTTGACGAGAATGGAAATCCGGTAATGGATGAATTTGGTAAGCCAAAGATGAAACCAAAAGTGAAAATTTAATTATAAACCAAAAAAACAAAGTGTATGGCAACAAAAGTGTATCGTCTCTTTCAGTTGATGAAAGAAGGTCAAGTGTTCGATCTGAACCAAAGAAAAGAAATCAGATCAAGTGTAAAAATTGATGAAAGCCTGGCTGAGTTGTTTAATGAAAATGCAACTGATTCAGGCAAGTTGTATGTCGTTAATGAAGAAGAAACAGAGCGGCTGTTTGGAGTAAAAACTCCTGTCGAAAAACAACCGGATAATTCTTCCGGTGGATTAGTAAACGAAACTCCTGAACAAAAACTTTATGACAAACGCAAGGCCGAACTTATTGCAGCCGGATTTATTTTTAATGAATCTGATCTGACTTTCACGAAAGGAAAAAAAGTTGTAAGTGCTTCTGATTTACCGGGAATTAAACCTATGCAATACGGAAAACTTCTAAAAACCAAATAAATGGAAGTAGAAGTCTTTTTTATAGATCAGAATGGCTACAAATTAGGAACTAAGGGTAATGTAAATAAACTTAATCCAATAAAAGTTAAATTTGAAAGCCCAATACATATTCCTATTTTTATCAAAAATGATAAGAATGGGAATCCTATATTTGAAGACTTCTTTACACACAAAAAAATTAAAATAAAAGGATTTAAAATAACCCAAACAAAAAAGTGATATGAAAATAAATATTAATGGAACCGAGATAGAGGTTCAGGATGACATTGTTTCTCAGGCAATCGAGAAAAAAGAAGCTGTAAAAATTAGCAATGATAAAATTATGCTATTCACTTCGGATGATTATAACACCCGTATTGAGAATCTGAAAAAGGACGAATACAAAAAGGGCCGCAAAGAAGGTGTTGAGATTGAATGGAAAGAAACCAAGCGGAAGCTCGGAATCGAGATCGAAGGCAAGAACGGTGATGAGATACTGGATGCTTTCCGGCTAAAGGTACTGGCGGATGCTAAGGTTGAGCCAAATCAAAAGATCAAAGACCTGGAAGCTGACAAAATAAAGCTACAGCAAAATCTGACAAAACTTGAAACAGAGAAAACCGAACTTTCAAATCAGTTTGCCCAAAAAGAAAAAGAGGGGAAAATCAATTCACTTATATTTTCATCGATTCCAGAAAAGGCCGTCAGCGAAACCTTGACGCGTAATGATATTGCTTCTGTTTTCAAGGGCAATGGCTATCAGGTGGATATTGTCGATGAAAAAGAAGTTGTAAAGGCCAATGGAGAAATCCTAAAGCACGGAACAACACTTGAACCACTGAAGCTGTCGGACGTAATGAGTAAATTTGTTACCGAAAAAGGATTCCTGAAACAAGACGGTGGCAGGGGAGAAGGTGACAAAACCAAAGATGGAACTCCCGGAACTCTTGAAGCATTTGAAAAGGAAATGAAGGAAAAAAATATCACGATGGGATCAGAGGCTTATGCTAAAGAAATGGGTGAACGCATAAAAAACAAGACTCTTAAAATCTAATCAATGTTTGATTTTTGCATTTTAATAACCTCCTATAATCGGGAGGCAATGCTTAAATTATTACTCAGTGATATTTCCACTCAAAAAAAAGAATACAAAATTTTAGTAACTATTTTTGACGACGGAAGTATTCCTGAATACAACTTATCTGATTTTGATGTTAAGCATATTCGTTTTTACAAAAACAATGGAAAGCGCGGATTCTGGAATGTTGTTAATACCATTTTTAAATACTGCAAAAATATTCAGGCAAAGAAATTTATTTTCATTGGTGACGATATGCGACTTTGCAAAGACTTCTTTACAAAATCAGCAAAAAAATATGACAGCATTAATGATGAAAATAAAATTTGTTTAGGTTTGTTTATCACAAACACTTATAGAAAAAACCCAAATTGGACTAACTTTTTGCCGATAGAACACAAAAATTACTATCAAACGCAATGGAATGATGTTAATTTTATTGCTGAATATAAGTTTTTCGAGAAGTTAAATTTTGAAATTCATCCAATATCAGCGAAACGGTTTGCAAATAATTCAAACATAAGCTCCGGGGTTGGCCAACAAATATCAATCAGGTTGAATGATCAGAAACTTTCAATGTTTCACGTGAAAAAATCACTAATAAGCCATGGTGACCATGAATCAAAAATGAATCCACTGGAAAGGATTAATCATAAAATAATCATTAATTTTAATAAATAATGGAAGCAGCCGAAAATCTTTATAATTCAGAATTCGTAAATGTTGACGGGAATGAAATCCATAATACCGCCATTATTAATAATAATGTGACATTAGGTAAGGGAAATCGAATAGGGGCATATTCCGTGATCGGTAGCAACGGAGAGATTAGGGGAGTTAACCAGAGTGAATTCAAAGGCAAGGTAATCATCGGGGACAATAATGTAATTTCCGAACATGTAACGATTCAGGTTCCTTTTGATGTCGGTTCAAAAACTATAATTGGCAATGACAATATAATTATGGCCCATGCACATATAGGCCATAATGCAGTGATCGGAGACAATTGCGAGATATGTTGCACTTCAATAATTGCAGGCTACGTTACAGTTAAGAATGGCGCAAGAATAAAACTGCACAGCGTGATACGTAACAGGATAGTGATTGGTGAAAATGCAGTTGTTGGTATGGGGTCGGTTGTAACGAGAGACGTTCCTGATAGTGCAACTGTATATGGAAATCCGGCAAAAGAAAAATGAAAGAGCAATACGATAAATTATATTCAAAGCAAAGTAATGCATGGAGAAAGCGCCGGCTTCCATTTTACAGGAAACTCGCTTCATTTATTTTCCCAACAGACAACGTGCTTGACCTTGGTTGTGGTAATGGAATACTTGCGTCATTATCTGCATGGAACAAATATTTAGGTATTGATTACTCAAAGGTGGCCATTGAACAGGCCCGTAAGTTTTGTCCAAAAGCTGAATTTATTTGTGCAGATATTTTCGAGTATATCAGGATTACGAATTATAATACTGTAATTATCACAGAAGTTCTTGAGCATATTATTGAAGACACTAAAATTACGTGGAAGTTAAAGACTGGATGCAAAGTAATTATTTCTGTTCCAAATAACGAACCCGTTGATGTTAATGGCCGTCCTGTTAATTGTAGGTTTCATGTAAGGAAATATACAACAGATAGTATTGTAGATAGGTTTTGCATGATTGATTTTAATGAAGTTTTTGTTTTTGAAAATTGGATTATAGCAGTAGGAATAAAAAAATAGACTATGATAATAGCTGATTTTTGCGCAGCCGACACAGGCGGACAGTCATTCAAATTAACCAGGGCCATAAATGAATATTCAGATAATCAGGCGCGGAGCTTTGTGAAAGAAAAAAATTATATTGATTTTCCTTCCGATATTTTATTTAAAAATCATGACCATGATTTTGTTGTTGAATATTTATCAAAAGCAGAAATCGTTCATTGCCATAATAAATTCAGGTACGCTAATGGATGGTCGCATATTAACCGTGATGCGAAATGGATAATACATCAACATGGAAGGTTTCCTGAATCGCAGGATATGGATTTGATTTACGAAGGGGATAAGAGCAGGAGTGCTCTACGAGTTGTTTCAACACCAAACCTAATAAAATATGTGAATGACGATCCTGCCAGATGGATACCAGCTCCTTATCGTATTGCAGAACTGGAATTAATGAAAAAACTCAATTATATTCCACATGAAAAAATCAGGCTGGCCCACTCACCAACAAACCGAGAGATAAAGGATACTGAATTACTCATAAAGGTTTGTGCTGAAATACCAGAGATAGAACTTGTATTAATTGAAGGACAAACACATGCTGAATCATTGCGATTGAGATCAACCTGTGACATTACATTTGACCAGTTGCAGATCGGTTACGGTAATTCAGCAATAGAAGGGATGTGTTTCGTCCAGCCGATCATTGCCGGAATGAATGATTATGTAAAAGACTTCTTTAAAAATTATATAGGTTACGAGCCATATGTGGTTGCTACAGCCGAAAATCTGAAAGAAACTTTAATGAGTTTTGCTAAAGACGAGGGAAAAAGAAATCTTTACGGGAAACTCGGTAATGACTATGTAAAAGAATGGCATGACGATAAAAATGTAATAAACCGCGTTTTGTCAATTTACAGAGGTTTATAATGGAAACTAAGCGAATATATGGAATAGCAAGTTATCAGAGACCACAGCAACTCATTCGCTGTGTGCAATCAATATTTGACCAGGCGGACATAATTCATGTGGCATTGAACTGTTATGATGAAATTCCGGTAGAACTTTATGATAAAAAAATTGTGATTCATATTTGTGATAATTCAAAGGGTGATGCGTTCAAATTTCTTGCACTGAACAATTCAGAAGGTTATTATTTCTCTTGCGATGACGATATTATTTACCCGGCAGATTACAGCCGGTTTATAATTGAACACATTGAGAAGTATAAACGTAAAAGCATTATTTCGCTCCATGGTAGGTCATTCAGTAAATTTCCGGTTCCATCGTATTACAGAAGCTCGGTGAATCGTGTGTATTGCCTTAGAGAATTAATAAAAGATACAGAGGTGCAATTCGGTGGCACTGGCGTAATGGCTTTTCATACTGATCTGATGAAAATTCCTATTGATTATTTCGTTTATCCGAATATGGCCGATGTATTTATTGGAAAGTATGCAAAAGAAAATAATATTAAAACCGTATGCGTAAAACACGGGGCCGGTTATATTATCCAGCAGGAAACTAAAGACAATATTTATTCAAAGACTTGCAGGGATGATAGTTTGCAAACAGAAATAGTGAATAATCTTTTCGGGTGTGCTCCTAAAAAATTGGTATCAATACCGCAGCCAGGTATTGATGAAGTTGAATGTGAAATAATAAAAGAAAAGTTTGGAAATGTTGGTCAGCGTAGATTTTACCACAAAGACAGAGCTTTGGTTTATCAACAAATGGGATTTATAAAAATAATATGATATGAAATTACTTGGCAAAAAAGAATATTCAATATTTGGAGTAAAACATAAACTGATTTATTTCAATAATTCACATCGTCAGGACGTAGCAATGGGTAAGAGTGATTGTAAGGACTGTGTGATTAGATTATGTAATGATATGCCTTTTGAGATGCAGGAGCAAACATTATTACATGAGGTCGTGCATCTTATTGATATGAATTTGTCTTTAAAATTCTCAGAGGAACAAGTAAACGCACTTGCAACAGGGCTTTATTCATTTATAAAAGAAAATAAATTATGACCGGAATCCTTCGCAAAAAATGTTTTTTTATTTGGTGTGTTGAAACATCAGATCAGAAACTAATTCCAGTGAACCCCGATCATCTGGAAGGAATAGGCTTAATTTCAGGTGAAGAAATAAACGGAACCATAAGCGACAATCCATTTCCGATAAAAACACAGCCGAATGAAACCACTCAGGAACTCATACTTGTAACGGATAAGTCTTTTGTGCCGCTTCCAAACCTTGTTATTGAAAAATAAATAATAAAAATTATGAAAAGAATATTAATTATCATTATTGCAATTTCTTTTTTCGCTTCATGCAAAAAGTGCGCTGAATGCACAACCACAACATCCGTGTCACCTGCATTAACTGGATACCCTAAGACGGGAATTCCTATTTACGCATGTGACGATGATTTAAAATATTGGGATGACAGGACTGATGTTTATACATTTATGTCGAATGGCACTACATATACTGTTACAAGCAAAACCGTGTGTAAATAAAAATATTTTACAATAAATTTGCTTTTTAAATAAAGAAAACAGTATATTTGTAAAATTATTACAGTTCTTTACTTTCATAGTTCGCCAAAAGTGTGAATTTATTGGCAAGTGATCAGGCCGGGTGGCCATTAATTAATTACTAACCAATAAAAACTTATAAAAATGGCAAATTATGTAACAAGTAACCTGGCATTAGCTCAGGGTAAATTAATCGGAGCTTTCCAAGCTGGCGAACTCCGTTACAAAGAACCGAGAACTTTCCTTGAAATTCTCAAAAATTCAACTTCTTTCTTCCAGAATTATGAAACGCTCAGGACGCGAGAAGATCGCACGCTGACAGCTTTCTACACCAAAAGAACATCACGTTCATTGGGAACTGGCCGCGCACATAACCACACAGGTGCGCACGGTGACACCGGAAGCCTGACACCTTCATGGACTACTTATCATGATCATTTCGCATGGAGCTTAAAACAGGCAAACAATAATGTCTATTCACTGCCCGAAATGCTAATGAATGAATGGCAGAATCTTATGGCCAACATGGTTGAAGGCCACGAAACAGCAGCAACCGCTTTCCTTTATGCTTCTCGTTCAGGAGCCAACGCCGCAACCGTTGAGGGGACATTTAATGCAGGAACCGACTGTTTTGAAATTGATGCCGATGCAACAACCACATTCGGAACTTACAACAACAGGGCCGCACAGATCACAAAAATTGTTATGGACATTAACAAATGGGGTGGAAACTACACAGTGATTTGTGATTCCGTTGCTTATGCTAAATTCCAGGCACAGGCAGCCCAGGGAGCAGCCAACTCAACAAACCTTTCATTTCAGTTTATGGGCGTGACTTTTGTTCATTCAACTGAATTGTATGCGCTTGTATCAGGCACATACACGAATGGTTACTGGCTGGCCGTTCCATTTGGAACAGTAGGATGTCTTCCTCATATACCGCGCGAAAACCGCGCCGGTGTCGTTACTAAATTAAATGACTATTCGAGCATCATCAACCCTATTGATGGGTTGCAGTATGCAGTTCATACTTACGAAACCGTAGGTGATTATACTTCAACCGGAGGCTATACTCAGGATACCATGACAGAAGTTGAGGCCAGCATTGACCTTGCTTTTGATCACGCTCCTTTGAGTGCCGCAAATGAAACTTCCATACAGGCTTTTGCAATCGTAGCAAGCACGTAAAATGTTTGACAAAGCGAAAGTAATAACTGGCTTATACGGGCTGGTGGGTTTAAGGCAACCTACCAGCACCGCTTATGCCATACTTGATGCTTCTAATATTACAAGCAGGTCAGGTTACTTTTCTAATGATAATTCATTTTGCAAACCAGAGTTTCTTATTGATGGCATAGATGATGCAGCGGCCAGTAATGCACAAATAAATACTTTTATAAAGCAGTTGCAGGAATCATCTGCAACGGAGGTATGTAATCAGGTATTTGGTGAATCGGATTATATCGATAGAAACTTTCTTTATAAAAATACTTTCAATCTGGTTGCAGCAGAAACCGTAACCGCTGGATTTGTAGGGTATCAAATCGTTGTTAGTTCAAAGAAAAATGTTGCCTTTGAAATTCCGAGAATACTTCTAAATTTTAATAATGCAGGAATTGTTAAATTACAATTATTTCAAAGTAATGTACCTGATCCGTTGTTTGAAAAAACTATTGCATTCACAGCGGGAAATCATATTGAAGATTTAGGATGGGTAATTGACAATACGGCAGATTCCTATAAAGGAAGTTATTACCTTGGTTATTTTACAAGCAATCTGACAAAGGCCCGTCCCGTTTCTCATGTTCCGATGCCATTTCCTTATAAGCGAGACTATCAGAATTCAATTGTTAAAAGTGAAATTTCAGAGCTGCAGATTGATAATGTATTTGTTCCGGATATTACCGTTGAACAGATATGGGACTTGTCAACAAATCAATTAGGTAATGATAATTGTTTTGGACTTAATCCGGATATTACTGTTTTTTATGATTTTACGGATTTAATTTTACGGAATGAAAAAATATTTGCAAAGGCCATTGATCTGGCTTTTCAGATAAAAATTATAAATTCTTATATTAGTTCACTCCGTAGCAATAAGAACCAGCGCATTTCTTCTGATTTGGTGGAAAAAGCCATGATTGAACTCAATGGATTAGTAACATCAAATTCCGTGTTAAACAAAATTGGACTGATACCTTCTTTCAGGAATGAGATCGCGGCAGTAAAAAAGCAAATTGATAAAATCAAAGACGGGTATTTTTTAAATGCAAATTCACCAAGAATAATAACTCTTTCGTAATGGCAATAATAGCATATACTTCACCAAAAGGACTGGATAGGGAGATATTTCTTATTCAGAATAAGGTATATGATTCTCTTATTGCTAAAGGATGGACCTTATATAATTGTTATCCGAGGGCGTATGTTAATAAAAAGGATGATAAAAATTTCACTATTGAATATGCTTTAAATAACAAAGACTATCAGGAAGTTCTTTTTAATGACAAAATAAATGCAAGTTCATTCTTTGTTCTTACCCGGTCTGACAAAAAAGATTTAAGACTTGAAAAGGCAATGTTATCACTTATATTTCAAGTTAACGCGACAAAAATAAAACCATCCGTAACTACAAGGATAGCAGACGAGGACATAGTAAATGAAATTACTACTATCCTTTATAAGCTGCCTTATTCAATAAAAATGCTTAATGTAAAACGAGGGATAAAGGATGTTTATTCTGACCTCGGTGTAAATATGTCAGAAAGAAATACATTAAGTGATTTCTTTATTTGTCGTTTTGACATCGAATTATATTACACATTAAATGAGCCTACAACAACAACAAACCAAATAATATAAATTTAAAACACAAAACAATGAGCAACGTATTATCTACATTAGCATCTACTAACGCCTTCGGAAACACAGGCGTTCAGACAACGTATTTTGACCCAAAAGAAATCATAGGGGCAATACTTGTTCCAAAAGACTGGAAAATCGACAGCACTTATCTTGGAACGCTGGGTGTGTCTTTGAAAACAAATCTTCAGGCCGATACCCGTAAGGCTATTGGTGACAGAATTTTTCCGATATTTTCTTTTGGCGGAGTAACGGACAGTTCCGCAGAGAGCAAATACCAGACTTTCGGATATGGTTCAGAACGTAAAGCATCCGACGGAAAATACACATGGGAATTCGACCTTATGCAGGGCGGTATTTCTTTGATTAAAAACCTGCGGAAATTCAATTCGAGTGATTATGATGTGATCTTTTGCACGAGAGATTCCTACATGATTGGCACAAAAACAGGAACAGCGTCCCAGATGAAGGGCGTAAGCTGTGATCTTCTTGACGTTAAACCTTGGAAACTTTCTGACGGATCGAATGCTACCGGCTTAAAAATTAAGTTCAGCCTTTCACTTGCTGCAACAGCAGAATTGAATGAAAATGTCGAATACATCAAAACTGACTTTGACATTGAAAGCAATGTTCATGGACTTATTGATGTCCGCGCTTATGAAACTCACGCTGCATCGACAACAAAAATGTATATCGGACTGACAACAAATGAAAATGATGTTGACCTGGTTGCACTTTTGACAACAACTATTGCAAAGGCAGGAGCCATTATTCTGAAAAATGCTGACGGATCGGTCAACACACCTTCTGGTGTAGCCGTTGGAGCTACATATTCCGGTCTTGAAATTACAGGGACATTTGTAACTGCAACGTCAATGACATTTCAGCTCGAGACCCCTACTGCATTGGCGGCACTTTCTCCAACGATAGGTGCAGAGCCGGAGAATGGAATTGAAAGCAACGTATTAACCGTAGCCATTCCGTAATGACTGCAGGATATATCGAAACTGGACGCGGGGAGTTATTAATTTCCTACGTCCAGTCTTTTGCAACCGCTGAGGCTTTTGCAAAAGCGCATCCTGATGTTTCTGTTGAAGTATGGAAAAAGGTTCAACCTAAAAAGGTTGTAAAGCCTTCAGAAGATACTGAAAAGAAATAATCTTTAAAGGTGGTATAGGCTGTATTAAATCGGTTCAAGTCCGGCCACCTTTTCTAAATCCTTTTATTATGACAACCTTTGCCGGAATGCTTAGAAAATTAGAAGCATACGACCTGATTAACGAGGTTGTCAATATACTTAACTCCGATAAAAAGATACTTGAACAGGCAAACGCGGAACAGTGGCGCAAGGGCAAGCGATCTACCGGGGCACCAATAGGAAATTATCGTTCCGGTCAATATGCATTTATGAAAAATAAAATGAACCCAGAAGCAGGCGCGGGGAAGGTGGATTTAATGCTTACTAAAAAAACAGTCGATTCATTAACGACAGACATTACAGCCGATTCAATTATTTTCAAACTTGAATCCGATGAGTGGAACCTCGTATCAAGGTATGGAGAAAATATACTTGGGTTAAGTCCGGAAAATAAAACGAAATTTATTAAGGAAAGGCTTTTGCCAGAATTATTGCAGTCATTCACATTAAAAACAGGCATGGCGTGAGTGAAATAATAAATAGTTGCCGCGTGCTTATGATGGATAAGTTTATCGACTGCCTGATAAACAATAATCATAAGTGTCTTGTTAATTCAGGAGAAGCGACAGAGGCGGAAATACAGGCTGCATGGGAGAAAATATGGGAAGAGTATTGTGTATTACTTAACCAACCGAATTACAAAATCATTCTCAAAACGCTTCAAAATATTGTTGTTTATGAATCAAAATTAATAGCGATAGATTATTGTATGATAATTTTGAGTAGGCAAAATTCTGATCC